TGATCACGGTACCGGTCTTCGAGGACCCCGGATATGCGATGAGCCTGCTCGCGGTTCCCGAAGTGGTCATACCATCACCGATGTGACCGAGCACCAACCCCAAGAAATCGGGGTCGAAAGCTATGATGGAGATGCTCATCGCGGGTTCCGCGGTGAACAAGGTGGACGGACTGTCCTCCACCACTCCAGATATGGTCACATCGGGACCTTCGTCGTCATAGAAGGTCAGGTTCACCTTCGTCGTAGGCATGAAGAATGCGTACAGACGAGCCCGTAGGCCTCGAACCGTGTCCGTGAGAGGATTAGGTTCGAGGCCTACGGTGAAGACGATATTCCGCGTCTCCCGTCGAGCGGACTGGAACTGCGCGCCATCTACCCCGGCGAAACTCGACGACGTGAGTGTCGCCTTCACCGGGTCCAACCCGTCGATGTTCTGGAGGACGAATCCAGACTCTTCATCGTCGAGCTGGAAGGTAAGCAGGTCGCCCTGAGGCGTACTAACGTCCACTCTTGTTAGCACTAGTCGACAGAGCTCCCTTCGCTCTAGACAGCTGGTTGTTGGTTTGACGATAGATCTCCGACGAAGACAGAGCCGTCGGAGAGTTGTTGTACTGGTTGAACGTGACCGGCGCAGGGGTATCGATGGACGCCTGAGCGTCCGCCACTTCCTGTGCAGCCATACGGGCGTTGGCGATTACCGCAGCCTTGGAGTAGGCGGAGTCGACAGAAATATCCTGCCTGCCCAGCACACTTCCGATCTGACCAGCGTTCTTCTTGATGCTGGACAGATCCAGAACCGGAGTGATGACCGGCCGCATATTTACCGGGCCGGTGACCAGATCCGAGAAGCCCGACATCGACTTCCTGAGAGAGTCGACCGCAGTCTTTCCGGTGTCCGCGGCAGCGTTCTCCACAACACCGGACATTTTGCGCAGACCCACCGCAACACCCTCGGCCGAATATCCGCCAACCTCGGCGAACACCGTAGAAGGAGACTTAATCCCCAGCTTCTTCTTGATGGCGCTAACCATCGCATCCGCCAGGATATCCATCTGCTTCTTGAGGGCCTTCTGCTGCTTCTCAAGCCCCTTGACGAGACCCGCAGCAGCATCTACGCCTGCCTGGTACAGCTCCTTGGATGCCGTGTTACCGAGACCGGTAGCTACGGTGTCAAGCTGCTTGTCCAGGGCATTGATCTCGTTCACGCCGTTCTGACCCTGCGCGAGGAGACTATTTACGAACGGCAACGCAGATATGCCCTTGGAGAGCAGATCCTTGTACGCCGTGTCATTGAGACCCATCTTGCGGAGCCGCTGAAGAGCGTTCGAGAATTGCTTCGTCTTCTCGATCTGAGCCGCGAGATCCTTCTCGTAGCTCGCTGCCGTGGTGTTGGCATCGATGGACGGGAGTGCCGCAAATTCATCGTGGATGGACTTGTTGTAGTCATCCCGAGTTTTCTTGGCATCCTCAAGCGCCTTCTTGGCGTTGTTGATCTTGGTGGTGTACTCGTCGTACTTGGTGGAGAGCTGATCGAGCTTCTTGTGCTCGTCGCTCAGGTTCTTGGTCAGGTACTTGTAGGCGTCGGCGGCCTTCTTGCGTTCCGCTGCGGTCGCCTTGGCGTTCTTCGACAGATCAAGCAGTTGCTTCTTCATGTCGTCGAAGGCCTTGTCGACCTTGTCCTTGTCGCCGCTCTTCAGACCCTTGACGAAGCCCTCATTGACGGACTTACCAATGGCGATGAACACCTTGGAAGGTGAGTTGATGTGGAGAGCACCCTTGGCGGCATCGATTGCGGACCCAGCGAGATGCTTGGCCGCACTGATGACTTCTCCCACACCAGCGGCGAGACCCTTGACCATACCCTTGATCATGGCTACTGCCAGACGACCGCCAGCCTTACCCAACTCAGTGGAGTGCTGGTTGATCGCCTTAGTGACTCCGTTGATGAAGCTGAGAATAAGCTTCACACCGGACTCGATGATCCTGGGGAGGTTCTTGGCGATACCGTTGAGGAAGTTGACAGCCACATTCGTAGCCGCTGTGATCATCTTCCCGATATTCTTGGCGATACCGTTGAGAACACCCGTGATCAACTGCATACCCGCGGTGACCATACGAGGTACGTACTTGGCCAACTGCTGAAGCAGCATCGTGAGCATACGCAGAAGCGTCGACACGATCTGGGGTGTGAGGGTTGCGATGGCCTTGATCATCGCGCTGAGAACCGTGACCATCGCCGAGAATATCGCCGGTCCTGCTGTGGCGATTACCTTGGCGAAAGCGACGATTCCCAGACCGATCTCTTCCATGAGCTTCGGAATAAGACCGATCAAACCGCTGACGATTCCGATGATCGCGGCTGCGGCTGCTGTACCGACTGTGGCCAGAAGTGCCAGTCCGGATGCGAGCAAATATATACCCGCACCTGCCGCAAGCATGGCGACACCAACGACGCCGAGAGCGACACCGAACGCCAAGATCAGCGGGGATACGATACCCAGAACGGCGGCCGTCAAGCCCAGAGCCAGAAGAGAGCCAACCAGCATCAGCAGGCTCGTACCGATTTCGGCGAGGGACATCTGACCGAACTGCTGGAGTATCGGCGCCAATATAGCCAACGCTGCGGCGACGACCAGCAACGCTGCGGCTCCGGCGACACTCACCGACATCAGCAGCATGGCCGCGGATATGATGGTGAGAGCGGAGAACAGCAGCAGAACAGCCTTGCCGATCTCTTCCCACCCGAACGCCGCAAACTCGGTGAGAGTCTGAGCGATCATCTTGAGTGAGAGTGCGACGCCCAGAATACCGAGCGCGGCAAGAGGAGCCGTCGGCGGAATAACGATCAAAGCCGCAGCAATGATCGTGAGGGCGCCGAGCATCAGCGTGAGGCTGGACGCGATGTTGGCCCAACTGAGCTGAGCCATCTGGTCGAGAGCGGTGCCGATCATGCCCAGAGATACGGCGACCAGAAGGACGCCAGCCGCACCGAGTGCAGCATCCGGGGGGATAAGCATCAACGCACCGCTGATGATGGCGAGTGCGCCGCCCATAGCCACGAGGCCGGACGCGATGTTGGCCCATGAGAGCTTCGAGAAGTCTGCCAACGCGCTGGCGAGGATCTTGACCCCTGCCGCCAGCAGCAATATCCCTGCACCCTGACCGATACCGCCAGCGTCCGCCTTTGCGAACTTGGTGAAGAGAATAAGCGACCCAAGAAGTGCGCCAACTCCGACGAGGCCCTTCGCGAGCTCGTTCCAGTTGAGCCCCGACAGATCGGCGACTGCACTGGCGAGGATCTTGATGGCACCCGCGAGAACGATCAGGCCGAGGCCTGTAGATATCATTCCCGACGGATTCGGCATGAACTTCATGACGGCGAACAAACCGCCCAGAAGTACCGTTACTCCCGTGAGGCCTTTCGCGAGTTCGTTCCAGTTCAAACTCGACAGCTGCTTGACTGCCTGAGCGAGAATAAGAACGGCCGCCGCAAGAAGGATCAGAGACCCCATCACGAACGGCATCTTGGCGAACCCAGCAGTTCCGATGAACTTCTGGAAAATGGCCAGACCGCCAAGGAGCTGACCGAACATCACTGCCATGGCCGAAGAGGCCCGAGTGAGTCCTTCGGCGTCGATCGTCGACAGCTTCGAAACCGACAGAGTCAGGATTCCGATGGCGATGGCGATCTCGAGGAGAGTCGTCGCCTTCAGAGTTCCTTGCATGGCCGACAGAGTCCCGGTCAGAGCCTCAAACGGTCCTGTGATCGTCTCGATGAAACCTGAAGCAAGGTCGCCTCCGCCCTTGATCTTGTCGATGAACCTCTTGACGAGCAAGATCAAACCTGCGAACAGACCGGTATTGATCCCGTTCAGAACGTCGCTGAAGTTCATGCCGGAGAACATGTTCTTGATCGCCGGACCGACCCCCTGCATGAAGCTGGAGATCTTGTCGCTGATCGGGCCGAACGAATCCCCGAGCCTGCTGACCAGATCGAGGAGCTTGCTCCAACCGGTGCGAACCAGAGCGAGAAGCTTGCCGAAGGGGCCGAGCTTCGTAGTGACGCCAGATATGGCGCCTTCTGCCTTGGAGCCGTCGAATCCCTCGAAGAGAGCGGCGACCCAGTGGGCAAATGCCTGGACCAGCTTGATCGGAACGGAGAGAACCGTAGCAAGACCCTGGAAGAACTTCTTGAGCCCGTTTCCGGATTCGATGGACTTCTTGAGCCCGACGAGGAAATCGCCGATGTTCGCGGTGAGGGTAAGGAACCCTCCAGAACCGTGGGTGATTACTCCGAAGAGATGAGCGAGGACACTACCCACGCCCTTGATCAGATCCCAAGCAATACCAAAGACTGCAAACACACCTGCAAAGGTGCGCTTCAGTTTGTCAGCGGTTTCACTTCCTATTTTGAGCTTCGCCATGAATTCCGAGAACTTCTTGGTCATGTCGGCAAGTTGCTTGCCAGTCGTGGCCGGGAAGATCTGTCGGAAGGCGTCGTGGATGGGTTTGATGACGGATGCGAAGGCCTTGACGCCGTTCGTGATTCCAGAGATCAGGTCGTCTCGGCCGCCGAGCTTCTTCCAGTCCGCCAACATCTTGTTTCGGGCGTTGGCAGACTTGCTTACGACCTTACCGATGGAACCGGCGACCCCGGTGAACAGGCCCTTGGCCTCAGTGAAGTCACCGAAGATGGTCTGGAAGGTTTGCGACCAGCCAGAACCGATCGCTTCCTTGGTGGTGTCGAAGAGCTGCGTCAGAGTCTTGACCTGAGTGGCAGCTTCCTTGGCCGTCTTGGCCTGAGCCTGAATGGCCTTGATCTCTGCCTTGTTGAAGCCCTGAGCCTTCAACTCAGCATCGCTGAGGTCGCCCGTGAACTGCTTGAGGGTGGCGGTCAGAACCTTCGAAGTCAGCCACGATTCCTGGCCGGGCTTTGCCGTGATGGACTCACGGAAAGACTTTCCGGCGATCGTGACGTTCTTCATCGGGCCCTTGAGCTTGACCGCACCGTCCTTGAGGGTGCCCATCTTCTCAGCCGTAAGAGCCAGAGCACGCTGAAATACGGTTCCACCCATACCGGCGTTGACGACCGAGTTCCAGTCCTCAAGCGACACCCGACCCGCGGATATGGCCTGAGAGAGCTGATACATGGCGCCCGAAGCCTGCTCCGAGTTGGAGCCGGACAACGCAGCCAGGTTGGCGATACCCTTGATCGATGCTGCCGAGGTCTTCAGATCCACACCGGCGGCCGTGAAGGTACCGATGTTCTTCGCCATCTCGGAGAAGTTGTAGATCGTCTGGTCAGAGTAGTGGTTCAGCTCGCTGAGGGAGTGTTCGACGTCCTTGAGTGTGGCTCCAGACGCCTGGGTGTTGGCCAGGATGGTCTGGATCGAGTTCAGGTTCGTCTCGTACTCGTGGAACCCGTCAGATATGGGCTGTACCGTGAAGGATTTGGCAAACGCCATGCCCGCGGTGACAGCTCGTGACGTGATGGTAGCCAGAGCCGTAACTCCGACAACGGACAGAGCCTTGAACTTGTCGGCTACTGCCTGAACGCCGTTTCCGATACCTTCGAGAGATATCTTCTTGCTGGCGTTGTCGACTTCGCTGAAGTCCTTGGACGATTCGCTGGCGAACTTACCAAGGCTGTCTCGGACCTTTTCGACACCGTTCTTGATGTTGTCGAGGCCCTTGCCGGAAGACGGCGTCTCAAGCTGCTTGGTAAATCGTCCGAGAGAGTCACGGCTTCGGGCGACGCCTTGTTCGAACGCCTGGTTGTCGAACTTCAACCGAACGATGCGTTCGTCAATACTGCTCACGTGAGGGTCACCGCCTTCCACACAATATCAGCGATCTTGTCGAATACCGGCTTGATCGCCGGGTTGATGAAGTCTCGGCCCTGGACGTATCCGCCGGTCCCGGTACCGTGCCCCATTTGAAGCATGATGACGACAGGAAATCCGTTCTCGGTGTCGGAGTTCGTCCAGGCGATTTCGTGAAGTCCCCCGGAGCTAGAAACCTGAAAATCCCATGAACTACGAGCCTTTCCGGTTTCTATCGGGGTTGCCGAGGCGAGAGCCGAAACACCCATCTGACCACACGTCGACAATATGCTGTTGATGTTGAGTCGGTGTACGTGGTCAAGAAATGCCTGCGTGCTCTTGAATGAGCCCGTAGATGTGATGGTTATCAAGATTCGGCCCCCTCTCGGCTACTCCAGCCCGGTCATCTTCCGGCCGGTTTCGAACGTCGAAGCGTTGGCGGTTCGGACGTTCTCCATGGTCTCGAAGAAGTTCCGGAGAACGTACGCCTCGTCGGCGCTGTACCCGAAGTCGTTGAGAAGCGGGTCGTTCGACCCACCATCCGGGTGATTTGCCAGCCAGGCGGCGATGGCCTCGACGTTGTCGAATGCCTGGCGGAGCTGAAGGACCGTCGAAGCGGCCTTCATGTCGAGCGTGCCCTTGTCGACGTTGTAGCCGAGAGCCATGCGAGTCCCTCCTAGAGGGCTACGTCGGAGATCGTCGTGGTGACCTTGTGGACTCCGACGATTTCGAGCGGGTAGGTGGAGGTCGTTCCGGAGACCAGAGCCGTAGCGAACGCCAGAGCTGCCGCATCGGCATCGGCTTCGGAAACCACACCGCTGTTGTCAGTGGCTCCGGTGACGGTGAACGACTGCGACTCGTACTCGTTGCGAACGACGACGTTGTACGTGATCTGCGCCATGCGAAGATGCCCCTTTCTTAGGCGGCGGATTCGTAGGAGAAAGTCCCCTTGAGAGAGCTGCTTGTGACCCAGGTCCAAGGAGACAGGGAGTCGACGTCGCCGCTGGGACCGTTCGGGGTGGTGGCGATGACCCCGTCGACACGACCGGTTGTGATGCCCAGTCGGAACCCGGTTGTGGAATACAGCCTCGCTCGGGCAAGGGACATCAAGCTGTTGCTGTTGTTGCTCAGCTCGACGAAACCCAGAGTATCGGTGGTCCGAGCCGCAGCGACCGGAAGAGTGAATTGCCAGTTATCACTCGTGGTCGGCGACGAACCAAAGTTCGTGGTGCTTCCGAAGGTGACCTCGAATATGCAGTCGACCTTCCTGCCGATCTTGAAGTATCGACAGTTGAGTGTGGCATTTCCAATCGAAGGCTGAACGCTGCCCTGTGAACTCCACGTGGGAGTCCAAGCAACCCAAACCCCAGGATCGTTGATGAGCTTCTGCCATGCCGTCCAACCACCGGCAGCGGTCGCGGTACGGAACCATCGTACCGGGGTACTGCTTCCACCCACGTGCTGAGTGAACGTCTGACGACCGAAGTCGGTGCCTTCGATATAGGTCTCGACGTCACCGGCCAGACCTGCGAAGTCCCACGCGGACGATGTGGCGGTGGTGTAGTACAGCCGAGACAGACCCGACGGGTAGTTGCCGCGAGTTGTCGCCTGGGTGAAGCTTGCGGGGTTGAGCTGGACCATGAGCATCATCTGAGCCCATGCGGTCCAACCACCACCGCCCACTGCCGAGTTGTACTCCCTGACCCACGCTTTGGTGGAGGCCGTTCCGCCAGAGTTCTCGTAAAAGGTCTGGACAGTACGAGTGGAGTCGATGCTCTCGGTGACGATGGTGCCCGCACCCGCGTTGGGGGTCCACCCGGAACCTGCGCTCACGCTTTGGAGCGAAGTTGCGTAGGGCCAGGCGGCAGGAGTCGCGCTCTCGGCGATACCGCTGACGATCTGGACACGATATCCCGGAAGGGATGCCAGACCGGCCGGAGTCACCGCTCGGGTCGCATCGGTGCCCGCCTGCGTTTCCGCATTGGTGGCGAGTTCGACGATGCCCGACTGACCCGTGGTGGAAGCGAGAACCGCACCACCGTCGATCAGAGTTCCGTCGTACTTGGTCAGGATGAGGTGACCCGCCGAGTCGAAATGCCCGTCGACGATCGTCCCGTCTCGGATGGCCAGCATGGCTGCGGCGGTCATACCTGTGACGGTAGCCATAGGACCACCTTTCTAATCGGAGGAGAGGGTGTACGTCGTGCCGCTGGTGAATACGGCGTTGTTCGAGGTGATCTCGAAGGTCTCCGAGTCCAGCATCCGAATAACGTCATACGGGGCGTCGACCGTGAACGTGCCGTCGCCGTTGTCGGTGACGACCATGGTAGATACGGTGTCGTAGATCGTGATCAAGTCTTCGAGGCTGGGAATTCTCGCCGAATCCTCGTCGGTTCCGTAGAGAATATCCTCGACCGCCGACATGACTGTTGGGTCAGTGGTACGGGAATCCAACACAATATGCGCGGTCCGCCGGTACCCCGCCATAGCCGGAGGCTTAGTCGTGATCTTCCAGCTGAAATCACTGGGCTCGCTCTGGGCGGTGAGAGTTCCGTGGTCACGACTCGTCGGGGAGGCCAGAGCGTTGTAGACGATATGGAGCTTGTACCCGAGGTTGTCCGACTGATCGTTACCGATCATGGTTCGGTACGAGAACCCGAAACTCCGCCTCCTCTGATGAGTGAGGAAAAGTCCTTGACGGGGCTGCACACTGCCATCACAAACCTCAAACTCGACAGGATATGTGAAGGCCGTGATGGTCGCCTCGAACTCCTCGCGAGACGAGCGGTTCAAGTACTTGACGCCGTCGATGTAAAACGGCTTCGGGTCACCGCCGGTGGGGCTTTCGTTGACAGATGTCAAGCCATTCCACACCACGCCCGGCTGTCCTTCTACGAACAGAACACCCCTGTCAACACCCGCTTCGTAATAACGTGTTCCAGGAGCGTCCCAGGCGAGTTTTGGCATCTCTAGATTCCTCCTCTCACCCAGAAGTTCCGTACTGTGCTCTGCGTCGTGCGTTCAGCTCTCGCTGCTTCTGAAGGATCTCGCTCCTACCCATCTTCTTCTGAGGAGCGTTCCTCTGAGAACACACCCGGATGAGCGTGAACAGCCGCCCCAGATGCCAGTGTTCACACTCCAACCAGATGTTGAGGTCGATCATCCAGGAGTAGATGAGTTCGGCAGTGATGATCTGACGACTCTTTCGCTGGTCCGGCCCGTCACTGAACCAGGTAGCGGTCATCTTTGCCTGTATGTAGTTGTCGATCTCGGTGACGTTCTCCTGAGAAAGTTTCTCGAAAACTTCCGGGGGAACATCCGGAGTCAGAGTCATCAGTTTGATGTACTCGAAGACTTCTGCGTTGGTCTTCTCCGCCTTACCTTCTGGGGTCAGGAAAGGCTTTTCGAAGATTGCTTCCCATTTTGACAGGGAGGCCAGAGAGTGCTCGAGCTCCAGCTCGAACGTCTCTGTGACGAATCGCTTCGTCTCGTCGTCGTATGATTCGCTTATCGGAACTTTGATGATGAGCACTTTCTGGCCTCCTCCCTGTCTTGGGGCCGCTTACGCGTAGGTGAACAGCCAGTCGTCGTCCGTGACGGCCGGGAACTTGTGTCCCACGGTCGGACGGGCCTCGACGATGGTGTCCGTGGTGATGACGAGCGGACCCGCCAGGACCACCTCGCCGTTGACGGAGTACTGGACCCCGGTGACGGTCGGAATGGTGATGGTGTGGGTGGACGAGTTGTAGGTCGGAGCCACCGGCGTGACCTGCGTGACCGTGCCGGAGAAGACCGCGATGACCTCCTCGGGCAGCGGCAGACGCGGGTCGGTACCCGAGGTGCCGTACAGCATGTCCGCGAGGGTTCCGAGGGCCGTGGCGTCGACCTTGGTGGAGTCGATCGTCAGGCTCGCGGTCGGCTTGAACGGCTTGCCGGTAGCCGGGTTCGTGCCGGGGACCTCGACCGGAGTCGTGGAGATGTCCCAGCTGAGACCCATCGCCTCGGGCGAGTCGTTGACGGTGGCGTACGCCTTCTCGGACGGGGCCGCCAGGGCGCCGTAGACCAGGTGGATCTTGTAGCCCGCCTCGGGGTCCTGGTCGTTGCCGATCTTGGTCTGGTAGGACAGACCGAAGGTCTTGCGCGGCTGCTGGCCGATCAGAACACCGGCGGTCGGCTCGGCGGAGCCGTCGCACACGGCCCACTCGTCCGGGTAGGTGAAGGCCTCGATGGTGCCGCCGAACTGCTCCACCGAGAGCAGGTTCAGGTAGACCATGTTGTCGGCGTACTGCTTGTTGGACTCGGCACCCGACGGCGACTCGGTGACGGTCGTCAGACCGTTCCAGGCGACGCCCTCGTCGTAGGCACCGTCGTTCAGGAGGTAGAGGACACCCTTGGACACACCGGTCTCGTAGGTGCGCTCTCCGGGCTTGTCCCACTGAAGGGAAGTCATGTTGTGGTGCTCCTCAGAAATAGAGCTCGAAGACGTCGTGATTGAGACTGTCCGCTACGAAGAACCGGTTGAAGGCGCACATAGGCAGAGCCGCAACCCTTCCCAGAGCCTCATTATCAGGATCTCTGGAAATAAGCGTCACTTGGTAGCGTTGCGTGTAGTTGTACGGCTTGTTGCCTGCGTACTCTGTACGGGCACTGTCTCGCTGGTACACGATGCAGGGGTACTGCATCTGTACATTGACGGTGGGCTGGAAATATACATGAGCACTTCCCAGCACACCCTCAAGGAGTGCCTGCAACTGTACCCTTCGGTCCGTTGTAGACACCCCCCAATGTCAGGAGAAGGCGGGGACTCCGTACTTCGACGTCAGAAACCGTCCAGAGAGTCCCCGCCCACTCGACATAGCGAATGGCAAAGAAATTTGCGTTGGCGTACGCATCAGCAACAATGCTGATTGAGTTACTCACAGAGAGATCACCATTTACGTGTTCTCCCTCACGAAGCTGTCGGATGTTGCGAACGACATCGCCGAAATATGAGATCTCGGTGATCACGTCGTCCCAAACACCGGGCTTCGTCTCAACAGATGTGCCGTAACCTACCTTTCCGAAATATCGCGCCATCGCTGTTGGCTCCTAACCGGCGATTAGGAAGCCTTGCGCTTGAAGACCCAGGTGGACTCGGCGTCCGTCTCGAAGTAGTAGCCGGAAGCGGCCTGGGCGTAGACCGTGGTGGACGCACCGGCCGCCAGAGCGGTCTGGGGACCAGCGGTGAGCGTGGTGCCGTTGCTGTCCTTGTAGACCACGCCGGTCTTCGTCGGGATGGTGACGACACCGGTGGTGGAGTTGAACGCCGGCTCGGTCGGGGCGACGAGGACGTTGGCCGCGGCGGTCTTGCGGACGATCAGAGCCGACTTCGGGCGGACCAGCGCACCCGACATGCGGGTCTCCAGCAGGTACTTCTGCTGGTTGTAGTCGATGTCGAAGTCGTCGAACATGGTGAGCTCGCCACCACGGTCGGTACCGACGTTGTAGTCGTCCAGGTTGACGATGATGCCGACGAGGTCGGTGATCTCCTTCATCGGCTCGACGAGCTGGATGTCCTTGACGCCGAGCGCGTCCGCGACCTCCTGCTTGTTCGCGTAGTACCGGCGGCCGTTGCCGTCGCGGGCCTTCAGGAACTTGTTGAGCTGCGGGACCGTGGTGTAGAAGGTCGGCGTGCCGGTGCCCTTGTAGAACTCCATGCCGTCCATGACCGCGTCCACGACCTCCTCGTAGGAGGAGTTGGCGTCGTCGACGTTGACGTTGACCTCGGTGACGAACAGCTCGTGGTCGTTGAGGATGGAGCGGACGCCGGTACCGTCGGAGGCACCCAGCGGGTCCTTGATCTTGTCCTCGTCGCTGACCGAGCGGCCGTCGCCGATGAGGATCGCACGGGCGATTTCCTCCTCGGTCATGAGCCGCATCTCGCCCTTGAGGAAGGCGATGATGTCGAAGTCGGTGATGTCGAGGATGTCGTCGCGGTCGAGCTTCTGCTTCTTGTAGATCGTGGTGGGGCCGGTGG